CGAGCAGCTTATCGCCCTTCTTAATTTCCTGGATGTCTCCGCCGTATATTCTTTGTCCTTGTATAGCCATATTATTTCCTTTCATTGTTGTTATCATGTTATCCCATATTCACGTATCGATGTCAAATCTTTTTTTGAGCTTGCGCCCTTGCGCCCTTGTGCCCTTCCCCGCGCTTCGCGGCGCGCGCATGAGCTTTGCAAATTTTGCTGGTGGCAGGTTAATGCCGTCCGGGAAAATCCAGCTGCCGGCCCCTGTTTGTTTAGGCTTCATATCATGCCTGTGATGAACGCGGCACTGTACAGGACAGCTGCTATTGTGCTCAGTCCTATTACTACAATTACTATATCTTCCATATTTCCTCCATAATATATATATGGGATAATGTGTTGACAATTACAAGGGGAAATGGTAAAAGAATGATAATTAATAGAAAGGAAATAATATGGTTAATTTTATAAATATAGGACAAGACGAAGATTTAAAAGATGTGATATCTACAATGAGTGATGCTCTTTTAAATAGTCGTTGGTTTAAAATCACATACTTTCATAAAGGACTAGGCGAGGAAGTTACTCGCTATGGTAGATTTAATGATCAATGTAAAGTATGGGAAACTAAAAAAGGTGAACTTGCAGTAATCTATGAGCAAGTTGATGATTACGGAAATACTGAGGGCTTTAGAACTGCAACTCAGATTGAACACATACACGGAAAAAGAAAGGCGGTTCACTAATGAAAATGTTTTGTAAAGCCTGTGGCAAGAAATATTATGTGTCTGAGAATAGTTATAATGGCTATCCTTATGGCTCAGGTTATTGGTCCGATGATATCAACGGATATGTAAGAGCTAAGGTACCAGCACACCAGCGCGTCTTTCATAGCCGCAACTGTTGGGAGTATTGGACTGCACAAAATATCGAGCAATACATTTTGTGGTTGCAAGGTGTGGGAAATAATGATAATAATGTTCAACCAACTAATCGAGATAACTCGATAAACGAAACCATAGAAGAAAGGAATAATTATGGCTAAACTAAGAATGAATGACGAGTACAGGAAAAAAATCCTCAATCGTTATATCGAACACGCAGAAAGCGAGGACACTCAAGAACGACAAGCATATCTTGACGCAAAAGCAAACATACACGATTTGTATGAGGAAACTTTTGCACTTGCTAAAGATGTAGTTGCAAGATCATATCCGCAAGAAGATGTGGATACTTGTACAACACTCAAGAAAAAATACGGACAACCTTTAGATGTAGTAGCAAAAGATAAATGCTTTTATTTCTCTTATGCACACGAAGATCCTGACCAAGAAGAAGATGATAATATATCTGAACACTTTGACTTTGGGTTGTATGGTAGTTGCACTAATGGCAGTTATGATAGTTGTGATAGTGGCAGAAGATTTGCTTATGCTTACTATCGTGATGAGTTGAAAGCTAAAGACTGCAACCCAGACATCTATCCTCAACAAGAGGGCAATCAAGACAATCCCCACAAGACTGTTAGTTGTGAGGAAAACGACAAGGCACTCGGCTACACAAACTACAATAGATATAATTCTAGTGATGATAATAATGTTGGAATTGTAAAAGGCTTTGATGAACAATTCTATCTTGATATTATTGGCACTAGCCATTGTCGTTCAAGAACTATTGCGTGTACTCAGCAAGAGTTTAAAGTCTTTGCAGATTTTAAAAGGCAAAAGGCTATGATGATCTCGGCTCATGCAACTTATGTAGATACCATAACTGCACAGAAAAAAGCTATGGCTATGGGTTTAAAAGCCTATCGCTATTTAACTGAGGGTGTTGAGTTAATGAATGAACTCGGTGTTGATTGTGATGAGGCAGATTTAATTAAGACTAATTCTTCTGGCTTAACAATCTACAATCCTCAAAATCTCGCTAGTATGCTAAAAGGCATGAAGAACAAAACTATGACGAGAGAACAAAAGATTGCTGAACGCATGGAGTATGACGCATTGGTGGTATCAACTGCTAATTCCATACATTCTCAGCATTAATTTGTTAGGCATGGTAGAATATATCTGTAAGTCCTAACATTATCACCGCTCCCATTTCATACTGACCAAGTTAACCAAGGGAGCGGTGACCCGCTTGAGATCTCACCCAGTTTAAAGAAAAAGTAGGACCCGCTTGCGAATTTGCCCAGCTTGGGGCTTCACCCCCACCCACCCCGGATTTGTATATAAAGGGGTCCCAATTCTTACCCTTATAGTTTGATTTGGACATAGATATGTGCTAATTTCGTTTTCACTCTTTTAAAAAGGAAAGTGCAAAAATTTTATATAATTTTTTTTCAAATGCTAACACCTGACCAAATTCAAAATCTCCCTGCAGATACTAAAAAAGAATATTTAAAAACAGCTTTACTTCTCGATCAAAAGAAGAAGGATGACTCAATACGAAAGGACTTTTTATCTTTTGTAAAATATATGTGGCCTGAATTTATAGAAGGCGAACACCATAAACTTATGGCCGAGAAATTTAATCGCGTTGCGAGCGGCGAGCTTAAGCGTGTAATTATCAATATGGCACCTCGTCATACAAAATCAGAATTTGCATCAAACTATTTACCTGCATGGATGATAGGAAATAATCCAGATTTAAAAATTATTCAGGCAACAAATAATGCAGAACTTGCAGTTAGGTTCGGTCGTAAGGCAAAAACTGTTATTGATACTCCAGAATATCAAAAAATATTTAATACAAGATTAAGAGAAGATTCGCAGGCCGCAGGGAAGTGGGAAACTGCGCAAGGTGGTGAATACTATGCAGCTGGTGTTGGTGGTTCGATAACTGGTCGCGGTGCTGATCTTCTAATAATTGACGATCCACACTCTGAGCAAGACGCAATGAATCCCGCGTCGTTTGAAAGAGTGTATGAATGGTATACCAGCGGTCCGCGACAAAGGCTCCAACCTGGAGGTAGAATTATAGTCGTTATGACTAGATGGAGTGTTGCCGACCTAACAGGCAAATTAATTAAGGCTCAAAAAGAACCTAAAAGTGATCAATGGGAAGTTATCGAATTTCCGGCAATCATGCCGTCCGGAGAACCTGTGTGGCCTGGATATTGGAAGCTAGCAGAACTAGAAGCGGTCAAAGCTTCGGTATCCCTGCTAAAGTGGAATGCGCAGTACCAACAAAACCCAACTTCTGAAGAAGGAAGTATCATTAAGCGCGAATGGTGGAAAAAATGGCCCCATGACAAGTTACCGGCGCTTCAACATGTAATTCAGAGCTATGACACCGCATTTATGAAAAAAGAGACCGCTGACTTCTCTGCGATAAGCACTTGGGGCGTATTTGATCTCGAGGACCGCGGACCGCGGCTCATTCTTCTTGATGTGGTTAAAGATCGGTACGAGTTCCCTGAATTACGTAAAAAAGCAAAAGAACAGTTTGATTATTGGAAACCAGAGTCAGTTATTATTGAAGCTAAGGCATCTGGGCTTCCATTAACGTATGAATTAAGAAAAATGGGGATACCAGTAATTAACTTTACACCAAGTAAAGGAAATGATAAACATACAAGAGTGAACTCAGTAGCTCCGTTATTCGAAGCAGGATTGGTTTGGTATCCGGATCGAAAGTTTACAGACGAAATGATTGAGGAGTGCGCTGCATTCCCACTTGGCGAACACGATGACTTAGTGGACAGTATGACTCAAGCATTAATGAGATTTAGACAAGGTGGTTTTGTAGATCATCCCGAAGATTACGAGGACGAGAAACTTCCTGAAAAACGAAGGACGTACTATTAATGAGTAACTATTTACCTGCATTCTTTAAAGCGACTGGTAGAGCTGGTTTGGATGAAAAACAAATTATGCACATTGCTAGGACTAAATATGCAAAGATTGATTTGCGTATGGACCCACAATTCACAAAACGTGAAACTTTCCAGATTAGCGATGAAATGACAGAAGCTGCAAGAAAAGCAATGGATGAGTATGGTATGCACAACTTACCACCAAAGCTTAAAGCTAGATTAGAAGATTTTGCAGCTAAAGCAGTTGCATTTGGCGATGACCAACAAACTCTAAGACACACAAACGCATTTTTGAAATTTTCCGATGATATCTATGGTCCAGGAGGCGCTAACAATGTCACTAGTATGGTTCCTGATCAATTAGCACGACAAGCTCATAAACAGTCTGTTCAAGCAGCTGATTCTACTTATGGAGATTTCCCAGGACGACAAGAAATGATAAAAAAGAATATCCAAAGATTGATTCAAGAACGACCTGAGGAAGTGGATGTTTTAAGAAATTATTTAAACAGTGGGTATGATGGAACTTATGCTGAATATTTAAGAAATGAAGTAGATTCAGAAAAATGGATGAACTACATGAATATTTTCCCTGAGGGATATGGTGCTGGAGATTTCGCAGCTGGCGGAAGAGTTGGTGCTATGGGCGGAGGATTAATAAGAGAACTACTTAAAAAATTACTTGGTGGTGCGAAAGGTCAAGGCGTTGGAAGTTTAATGAAACCTAAAGTAAGAGAAGGTATTGTACCTCCTGGAATGATGCAGGAAGCTGGAGTTCACCAAAAAATGATGCAGGAACCAGGGTGGTATAGAGATCGTATTTTAGGTGAAAGTAAAATGGATGAGGCCATGCTTAATTTAGGAGAAGCAACAAAACACCGTACAGGGTGGCAACCTGATCCACTTAATCCTGTTATTGCAAAAAGGCATAGAGAAGCTTTTGCAAAACCTAAAGAAGAAGGCATTATGCAAGTTTCAAAAATTGATGAAGAAGTGAATGAGATGCTTACTGAGATGCGCGCAATGAAAGATAAATCAAAAACTATGATGACAGAAGCTCAATTTAAATTAGGTGAAATGAATGCTAAAGATTCATTAGTCGACGATATGGTAAGAGAAATGGATGAAGGAGTTCATCCGAGAGTCGCGCTCCAAAGATTTCTAGCCGCGTACAATAAACTAACTAGACCTCAGCATGCAGCTGGTGGCCGTGTTGGAATGTGGGGTGGTGGACTTTTAAAGAAATTAGTAGGAACAGCATTAAATCCAAAACTTGAGAAACAATTAATGACACCTAAGTTGAACTTAGGACAAACTCCAGCAGCTATCGGTGATATGGAACAAATAAAAAATGTTATTAGAAATCCAGATACCGATTTACCTGCAATTTATGAGTTAGAAGATATGATACAAAATTCTACTCGTTATAGTGATCAACAAAAACAACTTTTTTTAAGACTAATCCAAAAAGAAAAAATAAGAGCAGACGTTCTTTGGGATAATCCAAAAGCGCAAAAAATGGCAGAACAGGATCCGGAAGGATTTGATGCTATATTAGAACAAATGATGAAAGAAGGGGGCGGAGATTTCGCAACAGGCGGAAGAGTTGGATTACATGAAGGCGGTATGTTAGGTTCAATGGGAGTTGAAGATGGAAGTTATCAAGCAGCACAACAAGCTGCTGCACCCAATCATCAAATAAATGCTTTACAAGGTTTTGCTTCCATGATGCCTTCCCGTGGACAATCATATATGGACGCGCTCGGGCCGCAGGGTCATATAGCACCTGAATTGCGTACACAACAAGAGATTCCGCAGAAGGATTTAACCTCTTTACCTGGATACATGCCCTGGAATGCGGGGATGTTCAATAACCCACCTATGGGTTCAGAAAGTATTTCACCGGGAAATACAGGGCTACCTGCCGGCTGGACTAAAGGTTCAATAGGACAACTACCTACAGCTCCGAAAGACACAAGCCCAGTTTCTAATCGTCAACTAGGGGAAAAATTAACAGAAACATTAACTAACCAGACCCAAACCTTAGGTGGACATTTACAAAGCAGTAGTGATAGAATATTACAAGCAATACAACAACCCTCTGGAAATGGCTCTCAATACAACCAACCAATAAATAGAATACTAAGTGGCATTGGTGGTAACTTTGGCGGTAACTTTGGCGGCGGTATAGGAAATTTATTCGGAACAAGGAGCTAATATGGCAATAGATAAAAAAGCAATACCTGACACACTCATAGATGAATTGAAAGATTCAAAAACAGTCTATGATGAAGAGGTAGAATTAGAAGCAGAAGAGCCAATAGAACCTAATGTTGATATGTTAGAGGATGGCGGAGCTGAAGTTAACTTTGGTAAACCACAACAACAGCAGGGTTATGCAGGACACCAAGAAAACTTAGCAGAAGTTTTAGATGATAATGCTCTCAATTCAGTATCTGATGATGTTCAAGAAGCGTATTCAGATTGTAAATCTTCAAGAAGTGATTGGGAACAAACGTATGTAAATGGTTTAGATTTGCTTGGATTTAAGTATGAAGACAGAACTGAACCTTTCCAAGGATCAAGTGGTGCTACCCATCCAGTATTAGCAGAAGCAGTTACACAGTTTCAGGCTTTAGCTTATAAAGAGTTAATGCCAGCAGGAGGTCCGGTAAGGACTCAAATTATTGGTTTAGAAACCCCTGAAAAAGTAAAACAGTCGCAGCGTGTAAAAGAATTCATGAATTTTCAATTAATGATAAACATGAAGGAGTACGAACCTGAATTTGATCAAATGTTATTTAACTTACCACTGTCCGGTTCTACATTTAAAAAAGTTTATTATGATGCAGTTCTTGGAAGATGTGTTTCTAAATTTGTACCTGCAGAAGATTTATTTGTTCCATATAATTCAACTTCACTGGATGATACTGAATGTATTATTCATAAAATAAAAATGACTAAAAACGATTTAAGAACTCAGCAACTTGCTGGTGTATATCGTGACATAGATTTAGGGGATGACACTTCTTATACTTCCAGTTCTATCGAAGAGAAAAAAGATGAATTGTCTGGAGTTGATCCTGATAAAAATGAAATATTCACAATACTAGAAGCTCATATACATTTAGAAATAGAAGGCTTTGAAGATATTAATCCTGAGACTGAGGAGTCTACAGGAATCAAGTTTCCTTACATAGTTACTTTGGACGAAGGTACAGGGAAAGTCTTAAGCGTTAAAAGAAACTGGGATGAACAAGACCAGACTAAAAAACGTAAAGATTATTTTGTCCACTTTAAATTTCTACCAGGACTCGGGTTTTACGGGTTCGGCTTAATCCACATGATCGGCGGCTTGTCGCGAACTGCAACAGCAGCACTAAGACAACTTTTAGACGCCGGCACCTTGTCAAACTTAC